TCTTCACAGCAGTTTTGCCTTCAATCATAGTGCCAGCAAGATCGGCAACTTGACCTATTAATCCTAATCCAATCATTTGTCTTTTCCTTTCGCCAATGCGTTAGCTCCAAAAAATACAGATACAATACCAGCAACAGACACAAAGTAAATGCTTGCCATCGAGCCTAATATCTTGGCGGCTTCTGTTAAACCAAAAATTTCTGCGCCTATCACAGCAAATGGGTATAGCAACATTCCAAACAATGCGAACCAACTCATCGACCTAATCGAGTCACGTTGTGCATCGTCATCTAACATTTTTAAACGCCTGTCTTCCAGAGCCATGCGATCCCACTCGGCCTGATCAATCGTGCCATTTCCATCTACATCAAATTTTTTAAATTCATCCATGTCAATCCGCCAGAGGGTTATCCAGCGCCCTTTGTAGTTTCTTCATTAGTTTATCTTCCAGCTCTTTCATTTCGCCGTTTTGTGAAACTCTAACACGTTCTCTCTGATTTTCAAAGCGCACCTCAGCCTTGTCGATCATCTCCCTGACGCTATCTTCAGATTTTCTTACCATGTCCTCAATTCTGTCAACTTGACCCTCAAGCCGCAACAGATCATCTTTAAGGCCATTTTTAATATCACGACTGTATTCGACGCTTTCCTCGACTTTCTCAGATATGCCTGTAACCTTAGCATCCATCACATCCATTTGTTGTTGGTATGCGGATATGTCTAAACCAGCAATCTCTTCAATCTTTTGCCACATCAGCAAGCCACCATATAGACCAGATCCCACTGTAGACAGGAATGCAAATATTGCTAGTATAGAACCAGCCGTCAGCTTCATGCCCCCAGCTTGTAGTTGGCGTTCAGCTAAACCATCAATACCATCCGCGATTTTAGTTGTATCGACCATTAGTTCTCAAATTCCATATTTGTAGATTGCAGATTTTTCATTGCATTCAGCTCTTCCTGCAACATGCGTATTTCCATTTTGCGCTGTAATAATTCAACCTCAAATAATTTCTGGCATTCAATACGTTTCTTAGGCGCATTTAGTGGAATGACAATGCGTGCATAAATGCCAATATCTTTACCTCTAGCATTCGTATCAAGTCCAGAGATCAGCCCAGTTAATCCATATTCCAGCAGTGTAGACCCAGAGATAGAGTTCGAGCATTCTATGCTACCAGACCTTATCCTATCAGATTGAGTATTGATATTAGGCGTTGGTAGCGCCAGAGAAAGTGACGAGCTGTCGGCTAATGCACTGCCAGCAATTAAGGATAGAATGATTGCATATTTCATTTAGTTTTCTCCATAATTTTTGAGCATATCAAGGATGACACAAATGGCTTAGATTTGTTATCTTTTAGCAGTTTTGATTTTGTGCAAATATACATTGCCCTATCTAAATCAACTTTTCTAACATATACATCAAAATTTACTCTCGTTTTGTAATCGACTTTCATTATCCTATATTTTGACGAAAATGGAAGCCCCACAAAATTTTTATCAAATACACCAATTTGGTAATACTTTACCTCTTCCCTTGAGTTAAAAATTGATAGCTCAAATTTAACAATCCCATTCACTGTGGAATACTGCTTTTTTGGGTAGGCTGGGGTCTGTTCGTGAGCAGATACGCCAGACCCCAATAACGTAGCAATTACAATCGCTTTTAGGTGGGTATACACGATATTGTAGCCTGAGCTGTATACGTTCCGCCTGTAAACGGCTTACCACCGCCATATTCAGCAACGCTTGATATTGCAAACCATGTAGAGCCAGCAGTTGTTAACGAGTAGCTTGTAGTAGCCCCAGCAGTCGTCTTGTTAGTGTCATATGATGACATAGCCGCATCGCTTGTATTCACAACGCTGACAGATCCTGTCCACGTCACAGTGTCATTTAGGGATGGTGATGAGGTAAAAGTTGTTGGATGCGTGATATTAGCTGTGTAGCTATTCGCAATTGCGACATCTATTCTAACCTCTGGATGTATTCCGCCATCGCTTGGGCTTGTACTTAACTTGTTTGCCGTAGGAGATCCAAATACACCACTTTTAGTTGTCTGGATTATACATTTCGCAGACACGTTGCCCACTATATCGACACTATCTGCAAAAGCTGGTGTAGCTAGTGCTAATAGTGGTATTGCTAAATATTTCATATTAACCTCACTTATTGTACTGCATGTCTACCATTTGTTCATGCTTTAGTTGTTGTGCCAAATTAGCCCTTAAAGCTCTTTTGTTATCTGGCATTTGTTTTTGACTTAACTTATGCTTATCTTTGTATATACCACCATTTAGGGCAAGATCATAGTACGTTTGCAAATTGGTTTGGTTGTTGATCATATTAATAAGCTCGTTTTGATTATAATCTTGAAACATAGTCAATGCATTCTCAGCAGACATCAAACCCAGCTCTATTTTTGTTGGCTTGTCATCGTCTTCATCATCCTCTGGGATTTTAGCCTCGTCTGGATATTCGTATTCTTCCTCTTCAATTGCGTCTACAACTGCGTCATCTTCCAATGCATTATAAACCTCAACCTCTGGGATCTCTGGGATAGGCTTCTTATACCCAGCGCAACTTGGATTAAGCTGTGGGTCATAACACTCGTCAACGCGAAATGTATATACAACTGTAGCATCCTTAACAGTGCCATCACCCTCAACTGTGATTGACCCATCGCCCCAATGTTCTAGCGGAATATTATTTAATGGAAATGACTTTGTGATTGTATTCGATGGCACGCCAGACCAATCATCAGTTTCTTTGAACAAGTAACCATCGCCGCCAAAGTTTAGATTACCGACTGTCACCTTCATATCTGCGTCTGTTTCTTTTTCTGTAGTATATCTGTAAATCAGGCCATTTATGTCTACGCCGCCAATTGATGGCAAGACAGATGACATACTCCAGCTCAATCCATTTTTGGCGGCATTTGTACTCGCCCAATAACTATATGGGTCGGCGTTAGAGTAAGAGTAAGAAGAACAAAGTGCTAATGATAACACCCAGCCCAATTTTTGTTTCAGCTTGTTCATCAAAAAGCCTTTCCACTAGATTTTTCTGGTCTTCACTTATACGCGCTTCCACAGCTTTCATCTCCCATTCAAGCCTAGCCTCATCTCCTATTTTCCCATTTATTGGACAGGGCGTGCCAGCGTTTTTCATTGCCTCTTTGACCCTATCATCGACACATAACAGAGCCACACTAGCTACACGCATTCCTAAATCGCTGAGTAGTTTACTTGCTCTAATGCGCTCACAGTTTAGATCCTTCACAGTTTTGCCGCCAGAGATGCCTAATATCTGCGTCTGTACTGCGCCTGAGATCCCCACGACGCACAAATCAGATCCGCTTGTGCTGACTTGTGGTGAGATCGCTGATGGTGGTGGGCTTTGTATAGTTGTATCCATAGACCCACTGGAATTGATATTGGTATTGGTATTTATTGTATCATCTTCAGCATAAACAAAACTGCCAAAAATGATGAAAAAACTTGTTATAAAAAAACGTAGCATTTTACTTCCGTTCTAATATGCGATCCATCTTAGCGTCTATTGCGTCTAGTCTGCTAAACAATCTATTCATTGACGCACTGTTATCGACTTTGGTCACATATTCCTCTCGCGTTCTGTTCAACAGAATTTGTAATCTATTCAACTCTAGAACATATCCGCGTAAAACAAAACCCACAAACGCCAGTGCGAATGTGAGCGTGCCACTCCATAAGTCTGCCATTTCCATCAATATTTCCCCTGCCATACTCGTAAGTCAGCAAATTCGCCTGACATCATTTTTTTTCGGACAACTTCCTGAGCCGCTTGTGTGTCGCTCCATTTAACGCCAGCTTCTTTAAGCCAAACGCCAATTAGAGCCGCATCAACTTGTGCAATTAGCTTATAATCCGACCCAAAGTTATTGCCTGTATTTTGTCGAGCGTATTCAGCGTCACGCATCATCTGGCTACCATCAAATGTGCGCTTTATATTAATTTCGCCGTTGTCGGATATTTCAATCTTTTCGCCTATTTTCGAGCTTGCCATATTATGTTCTCTTAGATTTAGTGCCAGAACATTTCCAGCGTTTACGTGATAAATTCAGTGGGCTATTCGGATTTTTAGCCGCCTTCGGAGATCTTTTCTTTTGACCAGCAGATCTAGCGCAGTATGCGTCACCCTTTTTTGTGCCAGCCCTTACTCTTGGCTTACCATCTTTTGCAAGCCCAGCTTGTCCGTAGCTAACTTTCCTGCCGTTAACCATTTTAGCCTTTGCTTTGCCTTTGCGTGGTGTAGCCATTATTCTTTTTCCCATGCCTCATTAATATTTGGGGTGCTTGGATCATCAGCTTTTAATGTGCCATTTTTATTTCGTGCGCGCTTAACTTTTGTAGCCGCTTTCTTTAACACTGTCTCGCCCTGCAATGCGCCTTTGCGAGATGCGTTAATTGATTTAATTTCAGCGTCAGGTAGCTCAACAATATCACCCTCAACATGCTTGCCAGCAGAGGTAAAAATATTTGGAACTTTTACTGTAACTTTAGCCATTCTATATCTCCTAAAATAAATAAGGGGGGTTTCCCCCCCTTACTATAGTTGTTTTATGAAGTTGTGCAATCAGCTACCATGCCGTTTGCCGCTTCAGATTTACATACCAATGTGAGTTCAGTGGTTAATTGTCTTTTCGAATTATCCCCTGTCTTACTTAGTTCAACATTTTTCATTGGACGTAGAGTAGCCACTTGCCATGTATCATCCTGCATGATGAATACGTCACGCGATCTGTTTTCCCTTGATGGTGTGAAGCTCACCTCACCAAATGGTGTCAGATATATAGATACTGAGTTAATTACACGCTCATCAGCACCTACCACGTTTGCACGCTGGTTGTTGTTACCAGTGAATGCTAATGCTTTGTTCATTTGGAACGCTGACAAGTAACAAGATTTAATTCCTGTTCCGCCATTTTCCCAAATGCCCTGCATTACTGTATCAAAGTTAGCTTGTGTGAAAGCCGCCTGAGTACCATCAGTACGTGCATCTGTACCATCACCAGTAGCGTCTGAACCACCAGATCCTGCAACAGTGTTTGATGTCAACCATGTTGGTGCGCCAGCAAGCTCACGCGCCGCAGTTGAAGAACCAGCCACTTTAGCATTGTTATCGAAAAGAGCCTTTTCAATGTCCAATTTCATAGCTTTACCAGCTTTTAAAATTTGGTAGCTCATTTCTTTATCTTTAGCTATTTTTGAAAGACCCTCGTCAGTGTCACTGACAATTATTGCGTCTTTAAAAATCTGGCATCTATTGTTCAAACGAGTAACTCCAGTAACCGCAGTTGCTGTAGTATCATCACCCTCGATGTGAGCGTTAGCCGCAGATGATCTTAATGTATCTGTTGACCATTCATGCAAAGTTGACTTTGCAGTTGTCTTTTGAGACTTACTCATGAAGGGAACTTCATCGGGTGAAATGTTATAAATAATATCTTGGATGTCCTCCTTGATACTATTTGCGTTATCATACGAATCGTATGTATTACTAGGTTGCGCCATATTATTGTGTCCTTTCAGAGACTTAGAAGACTAACTTAATGTTAATCATTGTTTAACATCAGGCTCAATGCGTCATTGATTGAACCTGTTTTCATTAAGCGCTCTTGCGCCTTTTTTCGCTCTGCTTCCACGCCAGTTGATTTTCGCTTCTTTACGCCAGCTTTAACGACAGGGCGAGCTTTTTCGCCTTTTGCCTGCGTAGCCTTACGCTTAGATTTCAGCTCCCGATATTTCCTCGCGTCGTTCAATGCTTCGATGTATCTCGCGTCAGTTACCATAGACATTTCGTCTTCAGTAAATCCGTAAGCTACACCAGTTTGAACCAGCGATTGTTTTAATGCTTCACCCTTAACAGGATCTGCAATCTCTGGGATACGTTTTCTAAGCACCTCGGCCTGCTCTTGCAGATACGACTGATGCGCCTGCGCCTGAGCTTGCTGTTGTTGCTGTTGTAAAGTTTGAACCTGATACATTGACTGATCGTATGCAGTCTTCGCCTCGTCGTACTTCATCTTTTGTTCCATGTATCCGATTGGATCACTTTCAAAAAGTTCAGAACTAGGGGGCGTAGGTGCTACCAACGATCCATTTTGTATCTGGCTTGCTAGACCAAGAGCTTGCGCTTCTCGCTTCGCTATTTCGGCTTCTTTCTGCTCAAACTGCTTTCGCACTTGTGCTATTTCTTGAAACCTTTTGTTAATCGCCTTCTGTCCTGCGGCGTCACGTTGTAACTCAGCCTCTGTCCAATATTGCTTCTCTCCGTCTACTGTGACTTCGATCATTCTTTCTTGGTCAGGCTCAGTGTCATCTGCCTCTGGGTCTTCGTAGTCGATCTCGCTATCATCATCGCTGGATAGCTCTTCAGCGTCATCTGAACCCTCGTCTACAGCTTCCATTTCTTCAGCTTCGCCGTCGCTAACTGCTTCCACTTGTTCTGGAGCTTCGTCCAAATTTTGTTCCTGATCTTTTTCCGCGTCAGGTGTTACGATCATGCTGTCTACAGCTTCTTCTAGTGTAGTCGATGACATCGGTGCTACTTCCTTTGTTTATCAAGAATTACCTCTGCCGATATTGCGGCGTCGAGTGTAATTTCGATTTCGTTTAAAGCCCTCACTATTGAATGAGCTTCCTCACGCACATCTACGTCTGATGCACTACTTTCAGCGAAAATCTTCATTTGATCTTCGCGAACATTTTTTACAAACTTTTGAAAAGCCGTATCGTTTTTTAAACGTCTGGCCTCTTCTGCTTCTATTCTTATAACTTGCGCCATTATGACATATTTCCTTGTGCAATGCCACCAATCATGCGGTTTTTATCTTGCTCCGCCTTAACTCTGGCAACGTCTACTTTAGTGCCATACTCGCCGTAAATCTTGGCGGCGTCTACAAGTAAATCTTGCGCCATTTGATCGCGTTTCAAGTCATCAGCCTGAGCATTTTTCGCCATATCCATTTGCAACTTGGCGGCGTCTGCCTGCATCTTAGCTTGCACTTTCATTTGCTCTGCCTGCAAGAATGCGGCGTTTGGATCTTGTGCTTGACCCTGAGCCTCTTGTGCCGCCTGCTGTTGTTGTAGCATCTGCATCTCGATCTCTTCAGTAATAGGTGCAAAATACCTGTCAGCATTTCGTATTCCTGCAACTGCCAATTGGTCAGCTAGTGTATTTCTGATATTTGTGAGGCTTACTAGACCATTTTGTGCGCCATATGTTTGATATACGAGCTGTTGCATTTGTAGGGCTTGGTTAAGCGCCATTGCTTTTTCCTCTTCCCTGCCAGTGCCTAATCCGACATTGATCATCACGTCCATTGAGCCATCCCAGATGCGTGGATCTACAGGCACAAACGAGCCGTTCATTCTCATCATTTGCTCTTCGTCAATATTCTTGTGTGTCAGGCGCAACATAAGGCCAAACAGGTCTTTCATGCCATCTGCAAGGTTTCTCACCATTACTTCAGTTTGACCAGCTCCAGCCTGTATTGTGGCCTGCACAGCCGCTTTAGTTGTAGACTGCATTGCATCTGGATCTAACCCCATAGAGGCTCTGGATACGCCTGTTTTCGTCTCTACGAGGCCATCCAGATAGGTTAATGCGTTTAATGTCTGCCCAGCGTGAAATGGTACTGATAAATCCTGCACTTGACCCATTTGTTGCATACGCACAATTGAGCCAATTTCATTGTTTAGTAAGTCATCAATATTAACGCCAGCCGTCACTGCCATGCGTGGATTATTTGTCATCGCCACGTTATCTAATATACCACGTAAAACTGATGTCGCCGCATCCTGATCGTCCATAACAATCTCAGCTAGGGATCTGCCGTAGAAAGTGTGTGGCTCTGGATCTATCTCAAATTTAGCAAATGGCACTTCATCGCATGGCTCTAAATCAAGCAACTTATACTTTGTGCCGCCACAAGTTATTTTATGTAAAATAGGCACGCCAGTTCCATCCGCATCAATACGCATATAAGCCTGCGTAATAGTTACGTTTTGCATAGCTGGGTCTGCTGGATCTTCGTCGCTGAAGTCAGTGTCATAACCACGTCTGGCAAATTCCTCGCTAGATGAAGTATCGCCGCCGCCATCGAAACTGTCTAATCCAAAGATTTCATCTGGGTCAAAGCCCATCGCAATTGCGTCGCCAGCTCTCATCTCAGTTCTGTGAGCCACCACATACGCATCCTTTAGTGTGCGTGCGTCACGACTAATGAAAAATTCCTCTGGTGGTACACTTTCAATGCACAACTCGCCTTTTTCTTTTTGGCGGCTAATCTTTGCGCTGTGAATAGGCATCTGCATCTCCATGCCCATTTCATCAATCTCAATCGCCATTTCCACGCTGTGTTCCAACACTGTCACGTCATCTGCATCGATTAGGTATGTGTACTCATCGTCAGATAAATCTGTATATGTGAATATTTCAGCTTCTGGATATGTCATCCAATATGCCTTCACGATACCTTGCTTTTTAACAAGTGCATCTTGGAACGCATCGTTAATTACGCGATAACCATTTAATCTGGTAAATTCGTGGTGCATAAATTCTGTCGCTTGGTCTGCCATAGCCACATCCTCAGCGCCGCGTGGTATGTACTCCACTGGCTTTGCAGTGCTTAGGAATATACGCATCAAACTTGGCTTTACAGCTCTTACAGTGTCACGCACTTTTGTAGCCACAACGCTACTGCGACCAACTTCGTGACCTAAGTGAACCTCGCCATCGTAATATTCTTGTGCCTTAATTCTATCTTCAGCAATCTCGCCCTCGACAAAAGAAACTGCATCCTCAATGGCATCCGAAACTATACCCTCGATTTCAATTATAGATTTTGGTTTTAGTTCCATGTTTTTTCCTACTGATTAACTGTTTCTTCGGCTGTCATTAATCCCTTATTAATCAAATAAGCTCTTAACGCGGCTTCAGCTCTTTCCTGCCCAGCGCCGCTTAACTTTCTGCCACCAAGTACGCTTTTGACTAATGCATCAACATTTTGCTGTTGCATCTTTCCTGCGGCATATTTCGATCCGCTAGTAGCGGCTGATGTACCTAGCACAGTGCCGCCAACTATAGCTGGATCGGACATTCCTGCCTTCTCTAAGACATACGCAGAGCCGCCGCCAGTTGCTATGAGGCCAGTGGGGTTTGTTGGGGCAAATTTACCTATAAAGTTTAGTATATTTTCTGTTGTTCCACCTTGCACAATATCTTTCATTTGCTGAATTTCGTCAGGCGACCAGCCAAACTCTTTGCCTTGTATGAGGCGGTTGGTAAATGTTCTAAATTGGTTTCTTAGCGCTTTGTCAAAATTAAGATTTGAGTCAGATCTATTTCGAGCAAGTTCAACTATTGTATCAAGAGTATCAGCCTTACTAGCTCTGTGATACATAGCGTTTGCTATTTTTATGTCATTATTAACATTCCCCGAAACTTCCTCGAAAATATTTAATATTTTACTTATTGCTCCAGCATCAGTTCCGCCGTCGGCACGTTTAAGAGCATCTAAATATCTAGCCTTTAGGTTTTTACGAAAAGTAAGCATTGCCGAGCCATCCATTGCCTTACCAGCTTTGCTCTTAAACATATTATATAAGTTACTAGCCCCTGCGCCAATTTTAGTGTCTAATCCAAGATCTGGGTCTAGCAACCCTTCACGGCGCATCATTTGATCAACTGCATCAAACATTTGTTGAGTTTGATCACCAACAATTACAACGCCTTTTTGCTTTTGCTTTTCATATATAAGACTTGCCGCTTGCGATAACTCAAGAGAGCTTGTTGGCGCATCTGGATTTTTAGTTAAAAGTTTTGTTGTTAGTGCATTACCACCAACGCCGACTGTAGCCCCTACGATCTCTGCCAGCATTTTTGCTGTTGGGCTATTAGGAAATATTTGCTCTGCTGTAGTGCCAGCAACACTTGCAGGAAGGCCAATTGCGGCTTCAGTGCCAACAAATTGCGCTGGTTTATTTTTTATATAGTTAGCTGTATCCTTCACCACTTCCTTAACTGTATTTAATATATTTGGAGATTGTTGTGCAACTTGACCAATCTTCTGCCCAGCAACTAGAGGTGCTGACGCAACTAGAGGCGGTATTGAGCCAAGCATTTCGCCACCAGACCTTACATATTTTTGAGCTGTAGTTTGAGGAGCAACGTCTGATATTGCATTGCCGCCAGTTAAATAATCCATTCCCTTTTCTATACTTGAAGAACCACCGAATGGGGCATCTCCTACGTCAACGCCTAGTTTACTCAACCCAGCCGCCGCCATATCTACAGGAAAACCAAACCCACTTGCCAAGGCTTGATTTATGCCAGACGATGCTTGCTCAAGCATATTCGTATCACCTACAGGGTTAACTTGCTCTTTAGCTCGCCTGTCTAACTCAGCTTTAAACTTGACCATATTAATAGTGTCATCGTTTGCTGTGGCACTTTTTAAAGCATACTGTATTTCTTCTGTGGTTTTTTCTGCTAAGTTTATATCGCCCATCTTTAATTAACCTTTTACTTTAAAATAATTATTAGGATCTACTTTTTCAAAGACAGGGTTAGCCTCAGTAAATTTAGCTAATAATATATTAAATCCTGTGTCCAATATTCCATTTTGTTCAATATATTGGTTTGCCATTTGTTGTATCAAAAGTTTTCTGTTAGCAATTTTTTGTTGCATTGATACTAAGTTTCGATTTGACTCTATAGTCTTATCTAGGCTTGGCTGAATATCCACAACAAATTGACGATCACCCTCTGAGAAACCAGCGCCTAACGAGCCACCCATACTATCCAAAACAAGTTGGGATGTAATGGATCTAAATGTTTCCATACTTGAGACATTTGCTGGATCTCCACCTAATGCTTCAACAATTTTCCTTGCCTCATTTAAACCTTCTGTCAGCGCTCCCGATTTAAATGCTGGGTCTGCCATAAGGTTTTCTAACTGCCTAGACCTCATTAATATGTTTTGTGCATTATTGGCATCTTTAGTAATGTTTTTGAGCATATCGACGCCGTATTCACCTATACCCTTTTCCCACGCATCTTGAGTTTTAGTGGTAATATTAGTAGTAGACTGCTGTAATTTTAAGAAATCAGTAAAAGATCCAGCAAACCCACCATCCTTAGCCGCTTTGTAATCTTTCATTTTAGTTGTTCTATTGTCTTTAGGATTTAATCTGTTTGCCGCAATCGCAGATAATACATTGCCAGCCGCACTTGGGTTAGCTCTAATTATCGCCGCCATGTCAGCCATGCCATTAGCTTCAAGATATTCAATTGTCTTATTAACGTCACCAGCTTTAACTCTTTGTGCGCCGCGTTGCCTAATAGCCTCGCCGCCTCTCAGCTCTGGTAAAATTAGTGGGTCTAATGCTTGTGCAAAATTTTCCAAGCCAGATAATCCTGTCGTGTTAGATCTCTGGTTAAACTTATCAAATAACCCAGCTAGGCCAGTTCTTGGCTGTGGTTGCTGTTGCATCTGAGTTTGCCCACCGCCAGTTACCAGAGGATTAACTTGCTTTTGAATTACCTGTTGCTGTTGCACTGGGTAATTTCTTTGCAAATTTGTTTCTTCTAGTGGGTTTCTGCTTGGAAATCCTATCATTAGCTTCTTGCTCCCATTACATTAGCTCCGAGCTGTAAGTAGTTGAAAAGGCCAGGTTTCATGCTGTTTGTGGTTGATGATTGATTAGGCGTTGCGCCCAATGCCGCCAGTGGCGCAGACAGAGCCGCAAGTGGAGATCCAGTGTATCCTGCATATTGTGCCTTAGCCGCATCAATAAGCGCCTGTTGCATTCCCTGTTGTAGAATACCTTGTTGCGCCTGTTGATTTTGAATTGCTTGACCAGTGCCAAATGCCTGTTGACCTAATGCACCCATTTGATTTGCCGCCTGCAATCTTGCTTGGTTAGCCCCAGATAGTGCATTCTGGTTTGCCACTTGAGCCGCCATAGCTTGTGTTGCTCCAAACTGGTTTGCTTGATTTTGCGCCGCTTGGTTTGTGAGTGCCATCTGATTAGCCGCACTTGACCCAAATTGAGCCGCTTGGTTTTGCGCCGCCATATTAGCCGCCGCCGCTTGGTTTGCGGCTGTTGCTCCAAATTGACCAGCCTGATTTAGCGCCGCCTGATTTGCTAAGTTTGACTGTTGACCAAATCCAGCAGTAGTTGTGCCAGCCGCTAAATTTGCCTGCTGGTTAGCTAATGCCGCTTGCTGGGCTGTTCCTATGTCCTGCATAGCCATCTGCTGTGCTTGGGTGTATCCAGCTTGTCTAAGGCCAGATGCAGTTCTAGCCGCCTGATCAGCAAACGCACGATTTGTTTCAGCTTCAGCAATGCCCTGACGAGATCCGCCAAATGCATTCGCAGATGTTGCCTGAGCGCCCAATTGGTTTTGAGCCATTAATCTTGATCGCTCAATGTCACGTAATGACTGATCCACAACTTGGCTCTCAAATGGGTTTGTGTATGCGCCTAGATTTGTATTTGCCAATTGACCAGCCTGCACGTTTTGAGCCGTGACTGTCGGAGATTGTCCGATAGTGGACGCCCCATAATTTGCGCTAGTCATTGCGCTTGGGTTATATCCAGTGGCCTGAGCGTTTGCCGCATTATATGCAGTTGGCCTTATAGCTGTTGGCGCAAAATTCATTGCCTGTTGCGTGCCTTGCATCGCCTGTTGCAATCCGCCAGCCGCCGCTTGATTTACGTTAAAACCGCCCTGCGGCCTGATCTGTCCACCACCAGCCATATTAAGCCTCTTTTCTTTTATAATTTGTCATCTTATTCATTCCAACCTGTCATTGCCGCTTTTGTGCCAGCCGCTTTAGTAAACTGCGCCCTATTTGCATCGACCTGTTTCTGCTGATCTCTATCATTTTTTCGCTTTTGCTCTTCTTGTGCCTGCTTGAGACGTTTCGCCATTTGTGCTGTCTGCATATCAACCCCAGTTTCTGGGCTTATACCAGATATTAATGCCGCACCAGCGTTTGAAAAAACAGATGGTATTCCTGTCAAATTGGACATTTGACCACTCATCAACGATCCACCATATGAACCACCAACGTTGTCTGGGCGAGCTACTCTATTTCCGCTTGCGTCTTCATATGTCCCTTGTAAAAAATAACCATTTGAAGGATTTTGAAATGATGTTGGTATAATGTTAGAAATACTTTTAAGGCTATCCATCATGCCCATATTAGCTGTGCCTCTTAAATTCATAGCTAAATCTTCTTGAGCCATTCGTTGATCAGCAGTCATGTTATTCATTTGCTCAGCAGTCATGTTATTACCAATTGTATCACGTTGATAATTATAATTTGGCGCTATTGTGCTTGATAAAGAGTTGATTTCATTTGGGCTTAAATTAGAGCCATATGCAATCATATTTGCCCTTTGCTCATCAATTTGACGTTGTTGATCTCTGTCATTTTTTCGCCTTTGCTCAAATAATTCAGCTTCCGTTAAATCTGGCTGTAACATATTGCCAAGATCTCCATTTATTGGTGCGCTTGGCATACGGAATATTGGCGGCGCTAAATTTGGATCATACCCTTCTTTATATTGTGGCTGTAAGCTACCAGTAATGTTAATGCCTCCAAGATCGCCACTCATTGGAGCTGGGTAATATGAGCTGTTAGCTCCATAGTCTGTGGTATTAGCTCTGAAGCTAGGGTTTTGGCCTTGCATTTCCAAATTAACGCCGCTTCCAATTCCAGCATTATATGGATCATTGTATGAAAATCCAGCATTAGGGTTTACAAAAAAACTATCAATTGCCGCCTTTTGGTTTGGCCTAAAATAACCTAATGTATCCACTGCATCTTGGAACATTGGAGCTGATGAATAACCTGTCACACCATTTGCGTAAGTTTGTGGCGCACCCATGTTGCCCATAATATCAGTGCCGCTTGTCGGTGTAGCCATGCCAAATGCATTTGCAGTATCAGCCGTATTCTGAAAAGACGCCTGTTGCATTGGATTAAAAGCCGCAACGTCTGCGCCGTAGTATGGTGTATACCCTACTTGGGATATTAAATCTGCTTTTGCTAAATTAGCTCTTGCCGCATCTTCAATATAATCTGGTACTGTTATTTCTGAAGTGGTTGAGCCACCTTTTCCGCCTGACATTATGTTAACTCCTTAATGTATGAGGAATGCAGTTGATCCCAACCATGTTCCGATAGTGGTTTTTTCCATCCAGCGCGACCTGTCATCGTCAATGCTGAACACCCTTGAGCCTTTGCCCAATTAATTACGTCAGTGTGCATATCCATTATTTGATCCAACTCGCCGCCACCAAGAAAAATATTTAAATGCTTCAAATTAGGATATAACACAATTTCTGACACTATGCACCCCCTTGGTGTAGGCCAAAGTTGCATTGTGCCTGCCTTAATGCCTTCTACTACATGAATAAAATCGTGAGTACCGCCAGAATACTCTAAAGCGGCCTCGATCCATTCCCTGCAATTTTCAATTATTTCATCCATGTGTCCTCGTTATAGATAGTGTAGAGGCTGGTAAAGCTGGCACTGATCCAGACGCCGCAGTGTAATTTAAGAAGCCACTTGTGTTATCCATCATATAATTTACTTCAAGATAATCTCCAGCCGCCAATGTGAATATTTGCGTTCGACTTGTGACCATTGTGGCATTATTTTGGTGCATCGCAGTAGTCATAGCGCTATTTGCTACGGCAGTGCCATTGACGCTAGGCCAAAAATAGAAATGCACTGTGCTTGAGCTTGTCGATGATATTTGTGCAGAAAAAGATACAACATATTCGCCAGCTTCTTCAAACACAATTCTACTTGTTGGCGTGCCTTGCGTAATTCTTGAATTGCCAGATGGCACGTCATAGGTCAGCTTGTATGCCGTATTTGCTAGAGCTGGTGTAACATCTGATGTTTTAATAAAATTAGCGTGTCCACCCTCAACAACAATTTGCCGAAATTCTCCGCCTTTTGACACGACAGGATATTTGTAAATCCTATTCCACATGAGAGTTGCGTCATCAGATGCGTTTTCTTCGCCATTCTGCTGAACCAATGTGGATCGTGTTTGTGATAAATGCTGAACAAGCCTACGACCCCACGTCCGCCAATCGTTGCCAATGACGTCTGGAGCTTTCTGTGGTTGTTCGCTCATCTCGCTCCACCAGCCGTAACATTAAGTCTATTTATTCCGACACGCCAATCAGCTAGATTAGCCGCGTCAATCCTGAGTTTGACTTGCCTGCCTGTAAATCTCAGTGACGTTGGATTTGACATAGAGAACGCGCCATATGATCGCTCTTCGCCATTCGGGTAAAACCTCGTCTTAAATGTAACTGTCACGTCACCCTGCGTCTTTTCATCTGGGATCATCTCTGTGACTGACATTACATTCTCGCCAGTGCCTAACGCAATTGATCCACTTTCAGCAAATGGCGTGAGTGAACCATAATCAAAGCCAATCTCATGCTCGTATAACTTGTTGTTTTCTGCGCTTGCCCATATTGGCTGGCGATATGTACCCATATCAAATCCAGCAGTTCTGCCTAGCTCACCAATGTACCACGTATTCTCGACGTAGTTATAAACGCAGTATCTGTCATTTTCTGTACTTGATCCAGATGGGTAGAACCAGAATATCTCGCCGTATGTGCTGTTTGTCACTGCAAAAGTTTTTGATATTTGTGCGCGGTTTATATCGGAGAATACATAGTCTGATATTTCGCTTTCGATTTGTTGCACTGCGCCGCCTGCGTATGCATAGAATGAGTGATTACCCATCCAGAATGCACCCTTGTCAACTGATGCTATGGCCTTGTTTGCTATTAATCCGCAACTCGCTCCAACACGCTCAATGCCGTAGACATATGGCGCACCAATATAATTTGCTACGTGGGCGTCCATGCTTGTTAATATTAGAGTTTGACCCTGCACACGTATGCCAGCCATAATTCTGCCGCTTGTGTTAAGCTCTAAATCACCAGCTTCATTTGTTGCGGCTGGCGTCCATGTGGAGCTATCTTCCCTGTCACACCATTGCACCTTGCGTTGATTTCCGCCTGCACCTAGTGCAAACAAAAATCTTTCTTCAGTTACGACAATGCTTTCATTATTTGTTGGTGCATTTGATAATACTGCGGCTGGTGTGGAATTGTCTGTTTGCCACTCATAAATTTTTCCATCATCCTCATTACAAGCGACAAGGTATTCACCCCACGTATCTAATGACCAAGTTGTTGCAGGCTGTATTCTCGCTGTATCTGGACGAGCCACGCCATAGGCATACTGCCCAAAGTAACTTCCACCATATCCTGTAAATGCCTCGGCATCTTCACGTCCAGCAGTTAACCCAACTGGTGTTATGTCGTGTCGCACACCTTGTGATGTCCAAGTATAAAGTTTGTTATATGTGCCGCCAGCAATAAACCTATCTTGGTCATTTGCAATCCAAGTAATTAATCCACGAATTTTAGCATTAGCCGCCGTGTCTGATCGAGTACGCCAACCACCCATTGGACGCATTGTGCCATCGACCCATCGGATTAAATTGGCGTCGCGCCAACGTCCAGATGCTTGTAATTCAGTACCATTTCGGTAAATGCCAGCAGGAATATCTAGTGGTATTAGTGGCATGTTTACCTCATTGGTCTAAGTTACTGTGACTATAACATATTTTTGTAGTTATTAACAATATAACCTTTATGTTGGCTTTGTAGGCCATGTCACTGTGTTTGGAAATCCAGATTGATCTGGCAGGTTAAGTAAGTCAGTTCGGTATTGTGTCCACTCTGCTTGTTTAGCATCAGTAAGGGCATCCCAACGCAAAGGGTTTGTTACTATAGGGTCTACTACTGTCGTTAGTATGCCATCTCTTTTATGACGAACAAAAAACGCCGCTTCATTGTCTTCTTTATCTTGATCTAATGTAATTTCGAGTGTCTCTAAATTAACCTTATGGTTTAAAGAATACTCAGTTTCTGAAGATACATAAGAAAAACCCACCCACTCACCTTCGTTAATCACTGGCTCTGCACCTTTGCTTTTAGCGGCTATTTCACCAGTGCTGTCGTTGTAAAAATAATAATACATTATTTATAATCCTTTTATATTTATGCTATCTTGCCCCAAGAAACTCTTTTTGAGCCACTACCAGTGCCACTTATTGTAATGTTGCCTGATGTGTAGATAATACCAGAAACAGACACTGCAAAGCCACCAGACGGCAATACTGATTGACCATTAGTAAATGAAGGTGAACCATTATCCCAAAGGAAACTGTCAAAGTACCCATCTAAAACATTTGTGGAACTTAAATTTACAGCTCCGTTAGACCCATTCCCACCAAATATAGTACCGACAATAAAATAAGCCCCAGCACCACCTGTAGTAGTAATAGAGTTAGTGCTTAAATTTGCTTCTGCCGATGCACTAACTGTAAAAGAAGAACCTACGTTACCACCGCCGCCTGCCGCCGCAGAGGTAATACCTGTAATATGACCATAAGTGTCTACAGTAATATCTTGGATAAAATTTGAGCCAGAATTATTTACAGAACCTTGTGAGGATGTGTCCGAATGGCTTAGTGTAACTGTACCAGAAGTACCGCCACCAGATAAACCAGAGCCAGCAGTAACGCCTTGAATATCACCAGTT